CGGGTTGCAAAACACTGCCTTAGCGTCTTGCTCGATCATGTCGCTAAGTGACATCGATTAGGCTCGCTTGCTGGTAATCTCGATGTAATCGACGATAACCGAATCGGTGTTGGTCGAAGCAGTCTTTTGCAACTGAATGTATGGCTGTAGACCTGTCGAAAAGTTGCTCATGTCGAAGACCGTCGAGGTTGCGACTCGCTGGCCATCGACAAGGAACTTGACGTTGGACTTGCCACCGGTGAAGTCGATGAAGAACCGCTTGTAGGTGGTTGAGAGGCTCACGCCGGTTGCAACATCGTCCTTGTCATTGACGCTGTCATCGGTTTCGCAAAGGATCGCATTCGATCCGATCAATCGAAAGCTTGCATGAGATGCCAAGCTATCGATCGCATCATTGCGAGCCGTGCAAAGACCAAAGGCCAAAGAGGTAGCCGCGTTGAGCGTACCGCCAACCTTGACGCGAAATTCGATCGACTGCAATAGGTCGATGTCGAAGTTGAGAACGTCGCTCTTGAAGACGCAAACATTTTGAATTTCGTTTGCACTGTCGAAAGCGATCGTAAGCTCGCCGTTGACACCGCCCACTGTGTAGGTCGGAGTACCGGTTGACGAGGTATCTGCAACGTCCCATTGGTCAGAACCAACAGGCGATGCAAGCAAAGTTTGTGGCCCGAGAAAATCCTCAGTCTGTACCAAAAAATCTTGAGTTCCAGCCATTTCGTTTATTCCTTTTGTTTGTTTGTTCAATTCCAAAAAGCCCTCAAGCCGCTGGGCTCAAGGGCTGAAATTCACGTTACAAGCTACGCGGTTGCGTACTTGTACAGACCTCGCCAATCAATGGCTTTAACGCCGAAGGTTTGACGAACCTTGTACTCGTAAACATCCCTTCGGAAATTCCAATCGCTTTCGAGAACTGGAGATTCTTCGCCTTGCAAGAACGATACTTCCAAGGTGTCGATCTGCGATGGATCTGCCGACAAGTACCAAGCGGTGGCACTATTGCCGTCAAGGTTCGGATCGCAAACGACATTGAGTTGACGCGAACCACCTTGGCCGTAAAGGTTTTGAACTCCCGCGTTACCATTGGCAACGATGTAGCTGGTCGAAGAAACCAGTTCCAAAGCAGTTGCCTCAAGAGCCGCTGGCACGATTAGGTAACGAGGTACGACGCTGACGATCGTATCGCTACTCAACCCCTTTTGCGTTCGCATGGCCGCGAAAGCAGCATTCAAGGTTGTAACGCTCGGAGCCGCCGAAGCACCGCTGAGGTTTGATCCGCTAGCGTGTGATGCAGAGAACAAAGCGTTGCCGTCGCCCATCAAAGCATTAGCCGTGAGGACTGCATAGACCTCTTTGTTGACCTTGCGTCGGCAAGCGTTGCCGTGCATGGCTGGTACTCGGCTGATCGCATCGAGGTCATCGTTAATGACGGTTTCCCAAGAGATGGTGAACATCTCCCCGTATTTCTCGACCTTGTACGATTCCTTGGAATCGCTCATGGCCTTTTCTTTGTACTCGGCTCGCTCTGGCACTTGCTCAGGATCAGGTGCTTCGCTGAATCGAGTGCGATTGATCTGCTTGAAATCCTGCACGCTCGGAGCTTGACGCGCCCACACTTCCCAAGTGTAGGGTGCTTCCTCGTAAGCCGCTAAAAGCGTCTTGTTGATCGAGTCAAGCAGCAAGTTCGGGAAGCTTCCAGTAGTGTGGTAGGCACTACGTTGGATAAGCTTTTCGTGTCGTCGCAATGCGTCGCTGTTGCCCATCGCAATCTTTGCGATGTCAACTGGATTCATACGATCGGTATTGATTCCCTTTTGACGCAAGACCAGTTCAGCCAATCGATTGAGGCCCATCGACTTGAAGTCGTGAGCATCTTTGTTCTTGTGTGCCTCACTTTCGCGCGACAGCCGAGCGCCTCGATAGGATCGGATGATAAGACCATCTCGAACCGCATCGAAGAATCGATCGATTCCGTTTTCGGTAACGCGAACATCAGAGCCTTCGACGGCTCCGCCAACTGGGTTTGAAGCCATCTTTCGGATGATCCTTTCTTGAGCGATTTCAACGGTAACGGTTTCATCTTCGATCAGCGAATCGGCAAAGCTTCGCTCCAGCTTGGCCAACTTGCAGTGATTGAGGATTGTTTGACGACGAACCTTCTCGGCCTTGAGTTGACGCTCAACCTCGGCCTTTACTTCTTCCATCTTTTCGACTTTCATCTCGTCGTCAGTGTGCTCGGCACGCTCTGCGACTTCTTCGGCAGGCTTTTCGCCTTCCATCATTTCGACCTCGCCCATCGGCGAATCTTCCGGTTTGCTTTCGCCGCTTAGCTTTCCAGCTAAAAAAGCGATGATTGCACTTGGATCGGTCATGCCTTCCGGCACTCCGAGCCCGGCCAAAGTCTTCATTAAAGACTCGTCCATTCTCGTTACCTCTTTCCGGTCAGACGACCGACGAACAGTAGAATTAGGATCTGCACCCGTTGCACAGATCGACGCATTGTGTGGTTCCCATTTCGTGACGATCTCTGCTGGCCCTTCGACGACCTGCCCTGATGTCGTTGTGTAGCTTTGGCCTTGTGGCACTAATTGACGCTCTAAGATCACCGCATCAATCGAGAAATCGGTTAGATGCCCCTCATCGAATCGAGTGCGAACGATCTGAGATTCAGCATCGCTTGCAAAGTCAGGATCGCCGATTAGCTGATCGCCCTCGATGCTGATATTGCGAATCGAGCCAAAGACGTTGCGAACGGTCTTATCGTTGTGGCTATCGACGATCGGCAATTGCTTTTTGCCGTTGCGGAAAACAACGCCATCCATCAATAGGACTTGCTTGATCCATCCTCTGGATTGATCGTAAATCTCAATAGGTGTTTCAGTGGCAATCACCGCGCGACCATCTTTGGCCGCTCCGAATTGACGCTGGATCGTTTCGAGGCTGGCAGGTCGCTTACGATCGTCAAGTTCTTTTCGTCGCTTAATTAGGTCTTGTTTGTTCACGCTTGCACCTCTGGCAATTGAGTGTCAACCGTTCCATCTTTCGCATCGTCGATAAGCACCTGCGCGTTCGCTTCGCTCATTCCGATTGAAGACAAAAAGACCTTAGCGACCGATTCGCTGATCGCACCGCTAGCAAGATCATCGAGAGTTTTGGCGATTGCTTTTCGGTTGCGGTTGAATTGGAGCGTAGATAGCCCCATCATCTCGCCTGTTCCTAGTTGCGGCTGTGCTGTTGGAGATTGGCCACCGCTTTGAGCCGCCGAAACTTGCAACTGCTTTTCCTCGTTAGTCAGCAAACCAAGCTTCTTTCGCAATCGATCTTCCTTGGCTCGTTGGTAGAAGACTTGACGGAATGATCGACCCCTTGAGCCTAGCACGTTGGCATAGGTGTCAGTGAAGCTATTTAGGGCCATCTCTGAGGCTGTTTGCTCTGACTGAGGATCAACCCATTCCCATTCTGGAGTTTGCCATTCGACCGGAGCAAACCGCCGACGATCGGCTAACAGGTCAGCCGAAGATGGAAAGCCATCAACCGATGAAAGAGCCGCCGCATCGCAGAATCGATCCCAAACGGGCTGGCACAGATGGCGGATCAAGTATTGTTGCCAACAGCGGAACCGCCTTCGATCTTCAAGCTGGCTAGTTCGACTTGATGAGTAGGATGTCTGGCTGTAGTCCCTTGCGACGACCTCGTATGACAGCCCAGTTCCGACCGCGACCCCTCGAAGGATCGTCTTAATCCAAGCATCTGCCCCAGTGTTTGGCCTGCCTGGGTTGATCCCCTCAACGTCTTCGCCTGGGTTTAGATCGAGGATTAAACCTGGCTCGATGTGCCTAACGCGATTCCCCGCTGAATCGGTGTTTGGTTCTCCATCGGGGTTGACCAAGTCTCCAACCGGTGTTGTTGTCTTGATTGCCACCGTAAAGCATGACGCGACCGCCGAAGCTTGGAGCTCGTTGTCAATGTAAGTTCCGAGATCACGAATCGAGGACAACGCCGGAGCGAACCACGAAACGCCTCTGGTTTGCCCGATACGCTCTTGCCGGAATAGATGCAGTATTTCCCTAGCCGGCACTCGCTCAGGCGTTCGAGTAAAGGCGTAGGGTTGCAGGGGATGGTCTTTGTAGATCCAATATGCAACCGGCTTGCCAAACTCATCGACTTCGACACCGCGAACGATGCGGTTCGTGTTCGCTGGACTGATTCCGCTTGCATAGGTGTCTTTGTCACCGGCAAGGCGATCGGCCTCGATGATTTCAAGAGCCAACGGAACCGGTCTTGAGATGCCTTTGTACTCAGTCGATGGCAACGGCAAGATCCTAATCAGGACTTCGCCTGCTTCGACCATTTCACGCTGGCAAAGGGCTTGCAATTCATCGAATGTATGCTGTCCGTTGATATCACAGACTTCGCACCATTCGCTCCAAATCTTATCGCGGGAATCGTTGATCGGCTCAACATCGTCACCTTCGGGAGTCTCAAAAGTGCTTTGGGCACGAATTCCACAACCGACTACCGACGAAACGATTGTATCGACAACGCCCCATGCGTAGCTGTTATTCCTGACAAGATCCCTGGCCCATGCTCGGATCTGATTCGCTCCGAATGGCCCTGAGAGCTCGATGTCAGCCGGGTTGTTCTTTGGATGCCTGTTGGACGATACCCGCGATGGTTCGCCACCTTGATAGGATCTCAGCACCTTACGCGCCTGAGCCCGTCGCAATCCTGCGATCGGATTAACAGCCGAGACGACCGAATCGATGAACTTTCCAATCATCGGCCACCTCGATTCAACTTGGCGAGGCTGATTCCACCCGATGAAGTCTCACGCCGGACTTGTTGCTCAAGCATTCTGCGTTCTTCAAAGAGCGTGCCAAGATCGAGCTTGGTTACTGACCTTGAGCCAATGTTGTAGCTTTGAGCCCCTCCGGTCAGGAGTGCTTCAATAGCCGCGTCGATGAGTGCTAACAGACTTGCCGCTGATGCCATGCGACAAGGATTGCATAGACTTTTCGCGGTTGCTAGGTGCCTGTACTAATCCATTAGTACACTGGTAAAAATTATCTACCTTCTTGTGACCATGTATGCCCGCAGAAGTGGCATTTGCAGTAACGAATGCTCCCCCGTGTGCAATAGACTCTGCTGTAGTTCTTGCCATGTGGCCTGATCGCTTGGCATGATGAGCATGGACGAGCCTCGAACTCTCTAGCCACTGGTTCGCTTGCCTTCAAAGGTGGATCGAATTTCTCATCTCGCATGATACGCCCATCCAAATCCGTTTGCTGTACATGCGAAACGGTATCGGCAACCGGATCGTATCGAACCATAAGCGATGATGGATGCCCTTCAATTGTTTGTTCAGTTGTTTTTTTACGCTTCGCCATCTACGATCTCCTTTTTGGAATCCAACCGCCTTGTCGTTGCCTGAATCGCGTCTGTCCGTGCCTTTGAGCCTGTGGAACTGGCTTAGGCTTAGGCTTGTCACCGTCGATCTGCTTCGGAGCAACCTCGACCTCAGAGGGAGCAATCAACTTAACCCCGCAAGCCTCACCAGCCGCCGCCGCCATGTAGGTTGCATCTAGCCAGTGATTGTTTTCGTTCTTCACGCTCCAGTAGACCTTCGACCCCTTGCCCTCTTTGAACTCCGAAACAAGTTCCTCAGATGCTATGTGCTGCGCGAAACTCAGGTGAGATGCTTCGGTCTGGAATAGCGAAAGCGAACCACGCCGAAGCATGTTTGTATCGTCGAAGGTCGGAGTTAGGAATCGCTCATGGACAAACTGCTTCCAGTACGAGGTGTCCAGTTCATAGAGCCATACTCCAGCCGCCCCTAGCTTCGTTGCATGGAGGTTCGCTCCT